CGTCTATCGGGCCAACCGGGAATCCATGGGCCGTTAGCTGCGACTGCAGCCACATTTCAAAGTTCATAGCCATTTTCGGAGGGTCCAGCGAAGATGCGCGCAAGCAAGGACGCGCTGCGCGTCAAGCAAATGTTTGGTTGGGATGGATCAGATCGTTATGCTGCTGCGCGCCATCTCGGTTTGCAGGAACGCATACATGCGGTCCAACTCGCTATCGGTCAGATCGTCTTCGTAGATCACGCAGGCTGCCGTCTTGCATTCGCCGGCAATGGATGGAGAGAAAGTAGAGCCGATGCGGATGTTGCGCGCCGCGATGACGCGAGCCGCATCGAATGCCGACTCAGCAGTTTCGGTGTTGCCAGTCAGGTCATTGAGTATAAGGCCAGTCGCACTGACGCGGGCGGCAAAACAGTGCGGGTCGTCGACGTCAGTGGCGTTCTGTGCCGCGATGTTGTTCGTGTTGTCATAAACGTTTGCCCTGACACTGGCCGATGGGAATGCGTTAGTGGCGTGATTGATGACGTACATGCACGCCCCTGACGAGCCACTAAAGGTCCCCATCAGACCAGGCTGCGATGCGGCAGAGGTCAGGTTGCCGGTAACGGTTCCAGCCCATAGCCACGTATACTGAGCAACCTCCGGGCACTGCGTTTCAAGCCCACTTACCCCGCCGTCGCTCACCATGTAGTCGCCATCAAACGTCGGCGTGCCGAAGAGTGAGGCGGACAAACCGCCCGGTGCCAGATTACGGATGGCGGCTGCCTGCAAGCCCTGAAAATACCAAAGCCCCTTCAACTTGCGCGTCACCGGCGGGATGATTTCGACGGCGTTCTCGTAGAACGCAAGCCGAGCATTGACGAGAGCGTTGCCGTAGCCGGCCATGCTTCAGACTCCTGTTGCGGCGCAGGCGATGCCATACGCCAAGTGCTTGAAGAGAGATGCCTGAGTGCTGCCCCGGCCATGAACGCCATCCGGCATGCCGCGGACTACTGAACCTGTCTCTGCATCTGGGGTTTCAGAATACGCGGTGGTGTCGTAGTCGGCGGCGACAGATGCCATGGCCCATGTGCCGATAACGCGAACGTTGATCCCGAGCGCGATGCAATCGCTTTGGGCATCAAGGATGGCCTTGATCGCGGCCACATAGTTCGGCCACACAGCCTGACGACTGGCTTCGAACTGCGTTTGCGGCAGGAAGTAGACGATAGGCGCCGATGGATAGGCCGCCTTCCATCGCCGGCAAACGGTGATGAAGTCAGCCTTGAACCGTGTCGCGACATCGGCAGTGAGGTGCGTCAGATCGTTCGTGCCGGGGCCGAACACCAACATCGTCGGGGTCGCGGTGAAGAAAGTCGGGTGCCGCCCGACATAGCGCTGGAAGTCGATATACTGGCCGTTGCGCTTGTCCGCAGCATTCACCGCGCCGCCGTCGGCCGCCGCCACCCCGTCTGTCTGAAGGAACGTATTCCAGAGCCGCCTGTTTGCCACATCCATTGCTGCATAGGTGGCTTCCTGTCCCGCTGGCAGCGGGTCGATCCTATCGGTGTTGCGATAGGTGAAGTCCGCGAACCAATGGCCTGGCTTGCCCTCGCCCAGCCGCGTGCTGGATGCGCCTGCGTCACCGGCATAGGCGTCGCCGCCGAGCGTCCCGATGAACGATGGTGTATAGCCCCATTTCCCGAGCCAGTATTTCAGATAGGAAACCGCACCCTGCTGCCAGATACTGTCGCCGAAGCCAAGGATGACAGGAGAGCCGCCGCTCAGAGGTGTCTTCTCGGCGACCCTGACGGTGACGACCTGCTCGCCGTACAGCAACCCTTGATCGTTCAAGGCGCGGATACCGATCTTGCCGGTGCCCGTCACCTCCGTCGGGTAGTTAATCATTTGGTCAGGCCGCAGGACGATCTGCTCCTTGCCCTGCCGCTGGTATCCGGACAAGCCGTTGCCGTGTCCGAAAATCCTGACGTGCTGGCCGTCGGTCCTGTCCGTCAGCAGGCTGTCGGCGTATATCGTAACTTCCTCGTCCTCAATCCCGTGTATCTCCTGCGGGAAGAGCGGGAGCATGTTGGGGTCAGCGCTGCTGTCGATGTCGACCGCCGCGGTGTGGATGGTCCCGTCGTGGTGTACCGAAATGATGGCGCGGCCGGTTTCGTCGACAGCCGCCCAGGCAACGACTTCAGAATCGGAATCGGTCGTGGTGAGAAGATCGTCGGTTCTCGCCAGATCGTTGCTGTCGATCGTAGGGGTATGGAATGATCCGTCGTGATGTACCGAGATAATCGCCCGCCCTGTCGCGTCGACAGACGCCCAAGCGACTACCTCGGAGCCGGCGTCATCGTTGACACTCTGCTTGCCCTTCAGGACACGATAGCGAACCGACGATTCCTCGCCCTTGAAGAGCGCCATGTCGCCCGGCAGGATCTGGACATCCGCAGCGCCATTGTCGCCGATGAGCGTCTCGCTGGCGGTGATCGTCGGAGAGCCACTGAACAGGACGAAACGTTCACGCCCCTCGCTCAACGTCACGGCATTGATCGTCGTGTTGCCTGTGACGGTGACATAGTCGCCGGTCGCGGCATCCAGATCGATCGTGCTCGCCGATGCTATGTCATCGCCGACGCCATGGATGAGGTCGAGCGCGTTGGGTACGGCGTTTGTCTGGTGCCTTATGTTGACAAAACTAAGCGCCGTAGAGCCGACAGTAATTGGCGCCGGTGTTGTGCACTTGAAAGTGTACCCCGACCATACAACGCCGCCGTCCACGAAATATGCAGCCAACAGCAGTTCGGCCTCAGTGTCGGAATCCGCCCGCCTAGTCCATGCGCCAGCGTTGGAGGTATAGACACCATTCTGAGCCGGCGCGGATTGGCCCGTGCATATGACGGACGATGAACTTGTGAGCACCCCATCGATCGTCTGCTCGCCGGAAAGCGTGATGTTGGTATTCGCGTGTAAATTGACCGCGTTCTTATCAACTATCCCGGTCGCGACGGCGTTGATCGAATCCTCAACTTCACCGAAGAGACGACGAATTTCGCTCTTGATCGGCTCAGTCGGGTTGGTCGACGGACCATTCGCGTAAGTCGAGTTTGCCCGACTTCTAATCGTCCCCATTTGGGCCCCTCAGATTTTAGATGATTGTGACGCCGGTGACGGGAGTAGCGCCGGTGCCCTCTATGCCCGATGCGTTGGCCGGGAACGCGTAGTAGTCCCACAGACCCTGCGGAATGCAGGTTCCTGTCTGCTTGAAAAGCACAACATCATCGATCTGGCAGACGGTCGTCGTGGCACCCAGAAACCCGAACTGGGTGTTATTCTGGGCGCATGTCAGCGACTGAAGCTTGGTCCCGGATGTTGTGTAGGATGTCGCCCAGCTTTCGGTCACAGTCCCGGTATTTCGCGGTAGCAGTGTGCTTCCGGAGATGGAGTCGATCGTCACCTTCATTCTGAGCACGTCGCCGGCCGTTATCGTCAGCGACGACCAGAACACCGAGTTCTGCGCACCCGATGTCTTTGACGCTTTCCCGGCTGAGATAGACCAATTCGCCTGCAGCGTCGGCGGCGGACCGGCGCCTGCGAAATCCCCGTTCGACAGAAGATTGGTACGCGTTCCGTCGCCGTCGACGTAACTGCCGGACAGGCTTGGGCCGGCGCCGATGGTGATCTTCGTGTGGGTATTCTTGTCCAGCGTCACGCCATTCGGGACGCGGTAGACGACAACTCGGGACTGATGCGGATCCGCTGATGTCGTGAACTGCAGCGTGGCCGCGCCGAGGTGAGCGCCGGCCGCCACACTGAACGATGCCAAGGCGCTCGGCGCGATGCTGTCGGCGTTCGTCACGACATCTTCGGTGTCCGACCAGTCGGAATAGGTCCCCTGCGAGGCGATGAATGCCACCTCCACCTCGAGCTCGGTGTTGACCGGAACCGGATTGGTGGCAAGGTCAATGAGACCGCCAGAAACTGTGTAGTCGGGGAACCTCTGCTCGACCCACGGGCCAGCCGGACTCTTCACCCGGTAACGAACCACCGGGATGTAGACGTTGCTCGCGGCCGGCTCCTCAATCGTCACGAGCAGATAGACCGTGCCGGTCCCAACGGTTTCGATGCCATCGATTTCCGGCACCTCGATCTCGATCGGATCAGGTTCTGATGGCGTCGGCGGCGGCGCACCCTCATCCTCTTCAGGGTTCCATTCGTCTATGCCATCGCTGGCCGAGTGCAGCCGCCACTCCATCTGAAAGCCGCCTTGCGACAGCGCCATGATCGAACGGCGGTTCTCGACGATCGCCCCGTTCAGGCTTGGGATTCGATAGAACGAGTTGACGCGCACCCACCTGGCGCGAACCGCATTGATTCCCGATAGGCGTAGATCGAAGGTCCCTGATTTCTTCTGCTGAATTCTGTCCCATTCCCGCTTCGCCAGGCGTCGCGCCTGCGTCCACGACGTCACCCAGGTATATTCAGCATCTTCCGACAGAACGCGTCCGGCCTTTATCTGGGCTGCGGTATCCTCGTAATAATCTGTGGTGTCAGTCGTGTAGGCAGTGGCCGGATTGATGAACTTCGGCACCAACCGATTGATCTCTTCCTCTTCCGGAACGTCGCTCTGGATGTAATGCCCGACGATGTCGTAGTCGTAGATATCGACGACCCTGTCCGGGAGGAACTTGCCTACAGTGATGACCAGCGCGCCATCACCGTACTGAGCGAGATGCCCGTCGCATGAGGCGAGAAACTGGTTAAGGATAATGACTGGATCGGTCTCGCTTGTGGCCCAGCCATCGACCTGGTAGCGCGGCTCAGTGCCTCCTCCCTCCTTTTCGACGAGTTCGTCGCAGTAGCCTGCGGCTTCTTCCCATGTTTCGATGACCGGCAGGATGGTTGATGCATAAGGCCATTTCGGACCGAAGTAGCTGAAACAAAGCCAATGCATTAAGCACAGCACAGGGTTGCGGCTGAACACATAGGTGCTTGGGTCGTTAACATCCTGGGCCAGATCCCGAGAGTCGAACACCCTTTGCGTGTGCAGGACCACCGATGCCGACGGGGCGCCGTGCGGATAGGTCTCGCGGAACCTGTTCTGCGCTGCGGTATGGCATTCGATGCCGATAGAAGTCTGGCCGTCACCACGATGACTGGAAGTCCACAGACCGGACGCCGTAAGCGCAGCGACGTGCCTGGAATAGGCCGTCTCAGGAGTCGCTCCCAACCTTACCTGCAACCAGATATTCTGGCTGCGGTAACGACCGTCTGCCCCTTCATTGACGAAGTCACCGGCACCGATCGTGACCAGATCATCATTCAGATAGATGTTCTGAACGCCATGGCAGGGATGCGCGAACAGCGCCTGCACTGAGTAGAGGTTGTCGCCGGCCGATTCCCACAGCATGTAGGCGCCGGCCGTGCGAACCACCCCATATCCGAATGATACAGGCGGGACCGCCTGCTGCCGCGGTGCCTTCCCGTCAGGGGCCTTGGGCAACTTCTGCTCGTTATCAGACGCGAGTAGCATCTGAAACCCGGTGACAACCGCCGTCACGGCCAGGGATGCGATCAGACCGGACACAAACGGCGAGAAGCCGGTCACCGACGCGATGCCGGCGGCGAGCAGCGGCACTATGGCGGACGGCATCTTCTTGGGTGGCCCATCCGGCCGGCCCATTTCTCCATAGAGCGCTGTCGTCGACAACAGCGACTGCTCAAGCCGTGGGCGCAATACCTATGCTCTCCAGATCGCCTTTGGCTCAAACAATGCGGATGATCTCTGGCCGGTCTCGCATCTCACAACCCACATCCCGCCAGCGGAAATAGCCGGGATGTGTCCGATGCCCCCGTGCGGGAGCAGGGGGGCGCGCACAACGGCGACATCGCCGTCATCGGCCTCATCTACCCTCTGCCAGCCGATCGCACTGAGACGCCTTCCAGCCCACGACAGGATGCCGCCTGCAGACTGGAGCAGATAGATATAGCCCTGCTCGTCATAGGTGCCGCGCATGTCGCCTGCGATGTCGTGGCCGCTTCTGGCGTGTATCCAGTCGCATACGAACATCGTGCAATCGACTTGGCCGTACTCCCAACGCCGCTTCAGATCGGCGGCAAGATAGTCCCTTACCAGCGCGGCCATACCGGTTCCGCGCCGCGCTCGAGCCGCGTCGTCACATCGCAGAACAAATCGCCCGGATGGAACGCCTTGTGGTGCTGTGGCGACCACAGTGCCTGGCTGTTTCGAGCCCGCGTCGTGATGCCGAACCCGACCGACAAACCAATCGAGACAGTCGGGTTGGCCGCCCCCGTAACGGGCGGACTGCTCTCCGTGAGAAACGATGCACGTCCCGTCATCAGCGGGATGATCGAGCTCATAGGCTGGAACTTCTCGTCCAGTGTCGTGATCCCGACGTGGAATGCTTTCCCCCTGACATCCCAGGTATCCATTTCAAGCTTGGTAGCAGTAACCGGATCAATACCGCTCAACCGGAATTCCGCTCGATCGGCGATGCCGTTGATCACCGCCTCGAGATTGGGGATGTCGTTCAGCCGGCCACCGCCGTAGTAGATTTGGTTGGTGTCCGGATCGACCGAGTCCATCCCGCTTGGGATATCGTTGACACCCAGCCAGACGCGCAGCACCTCGGTTGTGTCGAGACGTAGGAAAATCCCGATGTTGTGACTGCGGGTAAGCGCATCGATCACATTGGCCGGGACGGCTACCACGTCTCAGAACGCCTCGATGAACTTAAGTGTTGGCCGGGAAATCCAGAAGCCCTTTGCGCCCCATTCCAGATTGAAGTCGTTCGGGAACTTCATGACGCATCGCGGCCGCGCGAACTCGATCAAGGTCTCGCTGGCCACGGCCTCACGCAGGGGGCGATCGAGCGAAACCGTGTAGCGGTAGCCGGTGTATTCGACACCCTCGATCTCGTACGTCGTGGTTGTCCGCTCCGACACATCCCAGAACCGATAGGCCCGCCAACCCTTCGTCGGGTGGTAGATGGAGAACCAGTCAGACCAGCGGAGATCGCGCTCCGCTCCAACGACGAAGATCGTCATCTCGCCGGCGTTGAGGGTTGCCGCACCCCACGCGATGCCGAACACCGTCGACTGAGAATAACCGGTGCCATCCGAAAAATAGGTACCGTCGGAATGCGGGATGCCGCCGACGAAAGGCTGCGGCACCCCGAGCACATTCGTCGGGAACGGCCCCATCCAGTCGGACATGATCGGCACGTTGATGAATCGCGTCGACCCGTTGCATCTGGCCGCGACCCAGTTCAGATACTCGTGTTCCTCCCTAGTCTGGACCCAGCAGTCTCCATAGGAGCCGACGAGGACGCCGCCCCCGGTTGGGTTGATGGTGATGCTTTGGCCGAAGCCATTCCGACCACCCTCGAAGCCGCCGCCCTCCGTGTTGAAGGACATTGTCGCTGGCTTGAGGAAGTCGACATTCAGCGTCGGGAGATCGATATAGCTCACGTCACGACCGCCGCTTCAGTTTGCTGTAGCGCCGCTGATCCGCCTCGGCGCCACCCTGCTTCTGCATGTAGGCGTATTTGGACATGGCCTGATCGGTAACCGGTCCTGCTTCGCGCTTGGCGATCTTGGCGACCTTGGCGTCCCAATTTCCGTTGTCATTCACGAAGACCTCGACAGCGACATCGGTCATGCCGCCGCCACCGCCGCTGAACCTCGATCCGCGCGGCAGAACCACCTCCCCACGCTGAAGGATGGTTGGCACGTCGTCGCCGCCCACAAGACCGCCAGTGTGCAAGCGAGGTGCACCGATAAAAACACGCGGGTCGACCATCATCGGATCGCCATGCAGGCCGACGATGCCGCCGCTATGCATTCTCGGCGACATGATCAGGCTGGTAAATCCGCCGCCGGCCGCCGCGCCACCGCCACCAAGGCCGCCAAACAGTGAGCCGATCCAGTCGAACAGGCCACCACCACCTCCACCACCGCCGCCGGCCGGAAGTGTCGTCAGTGACTGCCCGATTTGCGACAATCCCGTGCCGAAGGAACCAAGTCCCTGTGTCGCACTAACCGCCTGGGTGGTCATCGTATCGAGCGCCTGGCTTGCCGCAGTCGCCTGGGATGCCACGTCGCCGAAGCCGATGGCACGCGATCCGCCCAGGCCTTCCCACTTGCTGACGCCGACCTTCGCCGCTCCATACCACGGCCCCCAGCCGCCCCTGGAAGCCTCGTCGAGGGCAAAATCAATCTGCTTAAATGTTCCGCGCGGATCAGAGACAGACATACCAGTCAGACGCTCGAACTTGTCGCCAAGCCCGCCGCCGCGCAGCAGCTGGTAGGGTCCGTAGGATGTCTCCCTACGGCCATTGTTCATGTAGTTGCTTTGCCAGATGCCTTCGCCCAACCCCTCTGAGCGGGCGACCCTGACCGCAATGTCCTCGTTAATGTTGCGCGCAGCAGCCGCCTGGCGAATGTAGGCCACCTGTTGCGCCACCGGGACTAGACCGTTTGCACCCAGAGTTGGGGACGAAGCACCAGCGCCGGCGCGCGCAAAGTCAATTGAAGATCCTACGTTCGCCAGAGCCGGGTTGACCGCATCCGTGACAGCCTTGGTCACCTCGCGCATTCCGTCCCAGCCCATGCCCGATTGAGCCGGCCGGTTGTCGTTTGCAGCGCCGCCAATACCAAACAGCGCCCCCAGGACGCCGAACGGGCCTGCATTGAAGCCCTGCCCTTGGCTTGTCGGAAATAGCAACTCCGAGAGGTGATCGAGCGCCGAGTCCAGCAGCTTGGAGAGGATGCTTTCGGCGATCTTCTTCATCGTGTCCACGAAGCTGTCGCCGGCCTTCACGGCCTCTAAGATGTCGTCGGCAAGGCCACGGAACTGCCGGCGCGTATCCATGGTGGCGCGGTCAGCTTGCTTCATGGCGTCCGTCATGGACTTCAGAGCGCCAGGCGTTTCGTCGCGGAGGTTCGCCCACGGGTCGATCTTGCCGTCGGCATCAGAAACACCAACGCCGATTTCGCCGGCAGCGCGCCGCCTAACGCTTTCGCCATAATCGCCGATGCGGTTCTGGCCCATGATCCGGTCGATCTCGGCCTGGCGCTGTTCCCATGCTCTGGACAGAGTATCCGCTGCGGTGCTCGGCAATTGACCGCCGAAGGTGAAACCCTCCAGCCTCGGTATCTTGCTACCGGGCCCCATGATACTCGTGAGCGCCTCATTGAGCGTATCAATGAAGGAATTGACCCGATCGACCACCGCGTTGAGCATTGTCTCGACGCCGCTGACCACCGAGTTTATGGCGCCGAACACGACGGCCTCCATCATGTTCGGGAACTGCTGCCATACGAATCTCACGTCATAGAAGGCAGCCTCGAAGGAGTTCAGGATCTTGTCGGCGCCCCAAACCGCCCACGTGACGGCACCTTCCATGGCAGCCTTGAACCATGGTGCAATCAAGTCGATCACCGGCTTAAGAGCGGAGGCGATGTCTTGCCCTACCACCTTCATCACGGCGCTGAAGGTTTCCCCGAAGCTAACTGTGCGGCCAAGCGTTTCGGATATTTCGTCCTGCATCCCGCGAATGGCTATGGCACCCACGGCCGCTGCGGCGGCGATCGGCCCAAACCTGGTAGCGACAGTGCCAAGCAAGCTCGCGGTATCCTTGAGCAGAGCGTTCACTCCACCCTGCCCGCCATAGATGCCGGCGATCTGCGACCCTTGCTGAAGCAGCACCATCGCCGGGTTCATGCCGCCGGCGAGCGAGACGCCGATATCGTTCGCCTGGTACAGCAGGTTCTGCCGCCGAAAACCGGCCATGTTGTCGTTGGCTGGCAGCGCCGTGCGCGACAGGTTGGACTGACGCTGCATCTTGGTGTTGACGCTGTCTATGACGGCGCCGAGGCGGCCATATCCCTGTGCCGTGACGTCGGCGGCGTTTGCGACGATGCCCAGCTTCTGCACCATACCCTGATAGACGGCGGCGGCCTGCGTCGCCTCGATCTTGTTGCGTTCGAGCATGGTGTTGAGCGACCTGATGCCCGATTCAAAACGCACCGCCGCGCCATATCCGTCGACGAACTGTCGGGACAGCCGCACCATCGGATCGCCGGCCTGGCTCACCTTGGTCGTGGTCTCCGACAGTGCGACATTGAGCGTCCGGGTGCCGCCCGTCATCAGTTGATCGGCAGCAGCTTTTTGCCGCGCGCCGGCCACATAGTTGCTGGCGTCCAGTTCGGCGCTGACGCGCAGTGAGCGGAGCTCTACGGTCATTTTTCTTCCTGCTGCTTGTCCCGCTCGACGACGTGCTTCAGCCACTCGTCGTCGAGCGCCTGCATCAACCTGAGGAATGTCCAGATATCTTCGTCCGGGATGCCGACGTCCCTGGCGTATCCAGAGATCGTGGAATACGCGATCGGCCCTTCGCCACCGAACGCGCCGTAGTGCCGGTCGAACCTGACAGCTTCCCAGGCTTGCCAATAGATGCGGTGCCAGATTGCAGGCTCGACATCATCGGGATAGTCGCTGGGAATGCTCTTCTGAAGCCATTCCTCGTCGGGATACTCAGCGGCGATCTGCGCCAGCCACTCGTCATGCTTGGACGCGCCTTGCCTGGCTATTCTGTGCCGGAAGGCGCGCCGGAGTTTTTTTCCTGCTCCTCGATGAACTCGACCTGGTCGAGCGAGACAAGCGCCGCGGCGGTCTGCACCGCGGCGATCAAGGTGCGATCGCCGTACGATGACATCATGTCCGCAGCCAGCTCGGGTGTGAAAGGCTCATCGAAGCCCTCCCATCCATGCAGGATGTGTTTCTGCAGCAGCTTGCCGATCGCTGGAACGCGAACGGTTGGCGGGACCGGCTTGCCAGGAAACTGCCGGGCCCACTTCTGTTCGAGCATGCCGAGAGCGATCTGATAGGCGGGAACATGCAGGGATGAGACCTTGAATTTCACACCGGGCAAATCCGGCGAATCAATCCAGTCGCCCTTTTCCTCGCGGTCGAGGTCTACCTTGAGCGATGTCAGTTTGACGGTCACGCGCTTGCCCTCACTTCCTCAAGGAGTTTCATGAAATAAGGAGCGCATGCTTCGCCGTAGGTCGCTGGCGTCCCCTTTAACAGACGCACGGCTTCGGCCTCGAAGGCCTCAGGATCGTCGCGATATCGCCTATCCCATTCGGTGAATGCCATGGCGAACTCTTCGAGCGTGTATTTCTCCATTTCGGGATTTCCTCTGTCGGGAGGGTTGGTGGACGGGCGTCCGACAACGCCCGTCCGTTCGTGCGCACGAAGTCAGACAGCCTTGTCGGAAGCTGTTTCTGCCAGTCCCTTCTCGCGGATCAGCGCCGCGTAGTCTTCCGGGACGGGAATGCTCTCGACGCCGGCGCGAAAGGTGACTTTCTCGCCGAACGGGTAGCCGTCGAAAGTGACCGACGGGATGAAGGTCGTCTTGCCCCCATCGGCCGCCGCTGGAACATCTTTGCCCTTTGTCATGCCGCCGGCGTCCTCGTGATGGTGAGCTGCGCGGCGGACGAACTGTCGTAGAAAGCCTGGAAAGGCACCTCCATGATGCATGGGGCGCTGTTTCCCGGGACCGTCGGACCGCCGTCGAGGAACTTGGCCTTCGGAATATCGAACTGCAGTTCGTTGCCGGCCTGATCGACGAGCGAGAAGGAGATCAGGACATCCTCGTGGTTCAGAATGGCCGAATACGCGGCCAGGCTTTCGAAGAGGATCGTCATCGTCCCGCTGACCTCGAAGCGCCCGAGGCCATGGGCGTACGGCGCATACGATCCGACGACATCCATCTGGTAGATGTTGTTGTTGATGCGGAGTGACAGCGCCTGCACTTTCGGCGAGCCGACCATGGAGCTGGACGTTATCGTCAGGTCGGCAACGTTGAGGCCGGCATTGAAGTCCTGGGTGACGGTGGCGGCCGTATAGGTGGCGCCCGAGACGATCGCCGTCGTCGGTGTCGGGCTGTTGATGCCCATGATGCCCCAGGAGGCGAGAACCGGCTCGCGGGACCTGAGATTGAGGTCCAGGGTGTTGAACCGGCAGGCGATGTATCGAATGTAGCTGTCGGTCGCCCCCTGCTCGAAGGTGAACTCCAGTGTCGCCGCCTTATGCGTGATCCCGTTCTTCAGCACGTTCGTCGAAAAAGCCGAGCACAGCAGGCGCTCCAGCCAGGTGTCGAAGGTCGTGTAGGAGAACCTTGTCTCGAC